TATGGGGTTCTGGATCTGGGCAGAAGTCGGCAAATTGTCTGCCATCAACAATTTCATTGCGGATAACTTTGTTGCCTGTACCTACTGTGCAGATCCTACGCATCTCAGCAATACCATCGCCATCAAAGTCTACCTTTAAGTAGCCTTCAATGTAGAGAACACTCTTGCTAGATGGATCACCATTGTTTGCGGTACTGATAACAGCAAATGGGTTACGGGCTTGATACTCTTCGTTGTTGTCAAAGTCATTACCATTACCTGCAACCTCAACCATCTCATCGTAGTCATAACCCATTGCGACTAGATCGGAAACAGTCTTCATAGCCCTGTGGCCTACAAAAGTAGCCTCATCAATGGACTTTGCTCTGCGGTCAATCAGGAACTCTTCAGGGGGTAATGCCTCAATCTTTACTTTGCCTGACCTAATTCTGCGCTTGATCTCCACATCGTACATCATGGGAGGAGGAGTCATAATGCCTTGGGCAATATTCTGCTCTGCCATGCCAGGAATCGGATACTCACGCACCGCAGAAATCTCAATGTCTGGGTCTTGAGTCAAGAACATCATTGTCTGCTCATCAAGCATAGAGAAAGACTCTGCTTTAACTTCTACAGACTCATCCCACCAGTACTTAACAATACCGACTTTGCGTACTAAAGCATCCTTAAATGCCGAGTGGAGAATCTTAAAACCTTGATTATCACGCTTGAAAATAAAGTCTACATAGTCTGTAGCTTGTTCAGCATTCTGAACATCTTCTGGTCCTTGGGGTGCGAATTCAACCACACGCTCTGGGCCAAAGAAAATACGCATCAGGCTTGGCAGGATACCTTGTACAGTATCACGTACATCCATTGATACTACTTGTGAACGGCCCTCCTCTTCGTCACCAAAGAGTTGTCCATAGTAGTACTCAGTAGCCAATGCACGATTGCCACCAATGTCATCATCTATGAAAGAAATAGCATCATAAATTTCAGCAGAAATAACGCCCTGAAGTTGCTCTTCAGACATGACCTCATCTTCTTGCATCTCGCCTTGCAAGGTTTCAGCCATCAACATTGGGTTTTCTTGTTTCATTTTTATTCCTTATCGTGAGCCAATGTAGGGAAGAAGTCCCTGTGATGCGCCACCATAACCTTGGAGTAGTGATGGAATGCCACCAACATAATTGTTAGCCATGCCTCCACCCATACGAAATTGTTGGGGAGCCATCATCTGCTCATCTTGTTGACCTTGTGGGCTAAACGAATATTTGTATGCGCTTGACAACATATCGCCAGCGGTAGAGTTAGGATTGGTAAATGTATTGTAGGCTTCCATAGAAGGAGCCATTGTTTGGTTGACAGCATTACCCGCAAGATTTCCCATTTGTTGCCCAAATGACATTGGAGGTGGAGCCATTTGTGCTGGTTCTATCAACTGTAAAAGCCCAGGAGTTGGCATACCCTGTGGCATTGATAATGAAGCATCAATTGTTGGCGCTGCTAATGATGTAGCCATCTCTGGCGCTAGTGTTGCTGTTGATGCTGCCGCTGCTTCTGCTGCTGCGGCTGCTTCTGCCAATGCCGCCTCTTCTGCCAATGCCGCAATTATTTCAATCATGACTCATCCTCTATGTCGTATTCGGTCTTAGCCATCATCAACATATTCTGCTGATTCTTGGTCATCTTCTTGGTTATTGGGCCACCAGATAGCCATGCTGAACAAGTACGTGCGCCAGCACACTTAAAGTCAAACAACTCGCAATAACCAAGATTTGCCGCACCTTGGACATCTTTAGCAAAGCCATCAGTTTCTTCATCAATACCTTTTAGGATGCAGTCAAGCATTTCAGGGGTTTGGATAAAGGCAGCGCAGTTACCGCAACGCATCTCTTGAACTTCATCAATAGATACTGACCACATATCAGCTAGGTTCTGCCAGTACTCTTCGTTATCTTCTTCGGGGTTAGCAGGACCATAGTCAACATTCTTGATCGCCCAATTACGATTCTTTAAGTTGAACTTAATGTCATAGGTTGCGGTTGGGCAGTTCATTTTTTATTCCTTGCAGAAATAGCTTTAGCTTTCGCTCTAGCATCTGCTTTACTGCTTGCACCCCACGCATTGAGGCTTAAAAGCAATCTAGTTGGCTTTCCATCTTTATACTCAGGACCATCATTTCCCGCCATCCTCGCAAGGAAACTAGCTCTACGTGGGTTATCACCAGATTTGACGGGCGCTTTAATGTCTTGGCCTTGTGCTTTTAAACTTGCACGGCCTTTAGCATTCAACCCACCTTTGGGGTTTTGCCCTTCTTTTCTAGTCCACGCTGCGCTCATTTAGATGATTTGCGTAATTGAAACGTCAGTAGCTGTAGCGCCACGGATGACGGCTACTTTACTGCCGCCAGCAACTTTAATAAACTCTACTGAGTTAGCGGGAAGCATTGCACTTGTGGTCAATGTAGCAGTTGGATTAGTACCAATCTCAAAGTGACATTGCGCTGCACTACCATTTGCCAATCGAATGATTGTGCAATCAGAAGCAATTGCTGTTGACTGAGCACTAGTACCAGTAACAGTCATCACTTGGGTTGTTCCCAAAGCAAAGATTTGGGTTAGTTGACCATGGTCATCACGGGCTAATCTGCTCATATAAGTTCTCCAGTTAGTTACTTTTTCTTAGCAGTTTTAGCTGCTTGCTTAAAATCTTTAGCAGTTGGCGCACCTTTAGTGCCAGGCTTTCGCATCTTTTCTTTAGAGCCAGCTTTAATTCGTTCTTGTTTGGCATTGATATTGGCATAAAGTCCAGCTTTCATTTCTTGCTCCGATTAGTTGCGGTACGGCTTCCACGTTTTGGCATAGCACGAGACTCGCTCATTGCGATAGCGACAGCTTGGTCACGGGATTTAACCTTGTCACCAGAGGAAGACTTGAGCTTGCCTCGCTTGTATTCGCCCATTACCTTGCCAATTTTCTTGGCTGCTTCATCCATTTTCATAGGAATCTCCAATATAGGTTTCGCAATACTACCATAAATAAAAAAAAGAGCCACTTTTTTAGGGTGGCTCTAAATGGCAACGGCAATCAGACCAAGCCTCGGATCAACCTTTTAATCGGTTTACCCCAAGACAAGTTAGACCCCCAAGAGATGGTGGCGGCATCTGAGGCAAATGTCAAGACAAATGCGTCAGCCATGTCGGGAGATTTCAAACCCCGTCTACGAATATCATCCTTGGACTCAATCTTTATCTTGCCATTAGATGTAAAGGTGTACCTTACAGTTGCAAGTTCAGCAATGAAATCTTCGTTATTGGGTATCTTGCAGTCCCGTTTCTCTAGCCAAGCCTTGGTTTTGTGCCATAGTTCCGCACGAAGATTCAGATACGTACCACCCATTGCGGGGCTTTCGGACACATTAATACCCCGACAAGGCAGTTTTAGTTCTCTGAGTCGGTCAACAACACCTGCTCCGAGGCCAATGGAGTCAACCAGAATCTCTGCGGGTCTACTCTTGTGGTCACAGGCTTCGTATTGGGCGACTACTGCACCTGTTAACTGCATCAGATCCAAGTTCCTCCACCTCTCAAGAGTGTGTACAACATTAGACTGACGTTTACATAGAACTGAAGAATCGGAGCCAAAACGAGCCACATCGAGTCCCCAAATGATCGGAGCATCTTCATAAGCTCTTGTATCCCTGTGTTTAGCAGACTCAAGCAACTCCATGGGGATAATCGTGTCATCATCGCTCCTTGGAAACTCACCTAGAACCCTGATCCTGTAAGCATTACTTTCCTCGCCATAGCGAGATTTCATGTCTTCTACGTACTCTTTACTCACCCTAGTAGAGTCAATACAGGATACTCGCTTAGTCCACCACTCATCCTTTAGACGATTGTGCGTGTCAAAGAAAAAGCCAGAAGACCTAACGGGGTTCCCAAGCAGGATGGTCAAAGCGTTGTGGCCTGACATAGAACCAGCAGCGGCCTCGAATACTGCCTCTGGGACACCAGAAGCCTCATCTGCAACCAACATGACGTTCTCAGAGTGGACACCTTGGAGGGCTTCTGGCTGTTCAGCTCTACTTGTCCTAGCAGAGATAAATGCCTCGGTAGCACTTGCTTTTAGCTCTATTCTCTCTTGTTTGACATCGAGTAGGTCTTGGATAGGTTGGGGTAGTTCTTTGACC